GATGAGTCTAAGATATCTGGGCCGGTGGCATTCAGTTTAAACACGGCGGTAATACCATCATTCACTGTCATAGACAATGTATATTCTGACCCTGACTCCGTGCGTAAATTCGCGCTGGACCAGATTTTCGTGGAACATAAAGAATATCACAAGGGGTGTCGCACAGACAAAGTGTTTCGATTCCCCGGCCTGAAAGAATTATTTGAGTCAAAGATGGGTGCGAAAATAATAAACTGGGAAAAGTATGGCACGAACGGATGTTTTCAGTACTGTATTGCGGGCGACCAAATAGTGTACCATTATGACCAACAAGAATACGCTGGAGTTCTATTTTTGACACCGGACGCCCCGCCAAATACAGGTTCCTCTTTTTATAGGTCCAAATATACCCACAAAATGAAAGTAGCAACCGGCGAAAGCAGCACAGTGTTTAAGAATGGGTTTCTAGATTCCACGGAATTTGAAATGGTGGATTCCGTAGGGAATGTATATAACCGAGTTGTTTTATTTGACGCAAAAATGATACATTCCGCCTCTTGCTACTTTGGCACAACCAAGGAAAACGGGCGACTATTTCAATTATTCTTTTTCGATATAGATAAAACGAAAGTTATATAAATGTACACAAAAAATACAAGTATATATGTCCACTGCAAACGGCACGGGTAGATTCGCCAACTGGATTTTTCAATGTTTTGCGGTTAGTAAGATTGCAGAAAAACATAATTTGCGTATATTGAATTTATTTGGCTACGAAAAGATAAATCAATTGGGTATCGTATTATATAACAGAGGCACCAAACAACACCTAAAAACAGTGAATCTAAATAATGGCAACTTTTTTGACATTTTAAATGCGGACAAAATAGACTACAATGTGAATGCTGCGGATTATTTTCAGACGAAGGAAATATCTTTTCTATTATACCAATCACTTCGGGACCAAAAACAAACGATTATGGACCGCAATCTATTCCATTATAGGTATGATAAGAACAATGATATTTTTATTCATGTAAGGCTTACAGATGCGGAAATCTATAATCCGGGTGTAAAGTACTATTTGAATGCGATTGAACGTATTCAGATGGACGAAGATACACACATTTATATTGCATCCGACGATTTGAGTAATCCAATTATTACTAAGATACGTACCTTATATAAACACAGGATTGTATTACCGGTAAAACTGGATGATATACAAACCATTCAATTTGGGAGTACTTGTAAAAACCTTATATTATCGCATGGCAGTTATTCAGCGTTAATTGGATATTTGGGGTTCTACACAGAAAATGTGTTTTATAGTTCGTTTGATGGACTTGTACCGTGGCACGGGGATATGTTTTCTATCCCGGGATGGATAATGGTAGAGCGGACATAATACCAAATAAAAAATGAAATCGGTTTAATGAATATCCAACATATTCATTAAATATTATAATATCCCCCACACACATACACGATAATGCAAACCCGAAATAAAAAAATGCGTGTTAGTTATATGACTTATAAGGATTTTGTCGCGGAGATGAATCATTTGGTCCGGACGGTAAGTGATACTTATGGGGCAACACAGTTGTCTTACATCCGGGAACTATACACATTCATTCATGTGAATCTTGTAAATGTTTATATGGCAGAAGTTCATGATTTCCCTGAAAAGTATACGAAGTTTGCGCAGCTGGTTGCGGTGATTTATCGCAAGTCGGATGAATTCTTACACCAAATAAATGAGGATTCATGTAAGAGTTCGGGGGTGTTTGATGCAATACAGTGTGCGCGTGCCCAAATATTTGAAATTGCGGAGCCGGTTAACGTTCCTGAAGTTTATCCCGAAGTTGTATGAAGTAGGGGCATTTCTCGCCCCATTGTTCGGGGTGGTTCAAATATACATACAGGCAAGAATGGTATAAGTAGTAGTAGTCGTAGGTAAATAATATACACTGTCCAATACCAATATCCTCTGAAATCCATTTTGCCGCGCCTAATTTATATAGCAATATGAATTGGATATTTTTTTTGGTTTTTGAGAGAAGGTCGTTCATCACGGCGGACATTCGGTCATGGTCTAATAAAAGTTCATCGAGGGTTTCTTCGTCCATTTCGTTGACTGCCGATTCTCCGAACTCGGTAATGAGATTGGCGCGAAGTTTGGATTCGTCCATACCCATATGACGACGAAATGCTGCGCGAAATTCGTGGTTAGATGTATATTCAATAAAGGCTGGCTCGGTGCAGTACATAGTAGTGATTTATATACAGTTGTATTATTTTATATGGTTAATGCCGAAGGTTATACCAAAGGTACTATACCGAAGGCTATACCGAAGGTCCTATACCGAAGCACTGATACGTTTATCAATCGTGAAAACAATATCATCATATCTACCTTTATTTTCTCTCAGGTCATATGTTTTCACATATTGTTTTAGTTCATCCGGGACATTATCTCTCAATATCTCCAGCCAAGATATATTTTGAACATCTTCTATGATTAATATACCATCTTCAGTAAGTAGTTGAGAATATAATTTAATAAATTTTATCATGCTTTCAATTGTATGTGGCCCATCATCGAGCATAAAATCGCATTTGATTCCTTTGTCTAAAAAGGTTGATTTAAAAAACGTTTCATCATATGCGTCAGTGGATACATGCAAAACAACATTATTCAATCTCTTTAATCCGTCCCAAATATGTTCAACCGGTATTACATCTACACCATAGACTGTTGCATTTGTGAAAAAATCACGCCAGAGTTTTATACTTCCACCTTTATCTATACCAACTTCTAATACATGTTTGGCCGTTTCTTTTTTATCCACTAATAGTTCTTGGTACAATCCTAAATAAGAATGTGTCGTATGTTTATCGGTGCGTTCATTGTTCACGATTTCAGATAACATAATATATTCGTTTTATGAAATACGAATATGTTATAATACGTTATAATACAACGAATCTGTTATTTAATACATTCCTTTAATACATTCCACCCGATGGTCTGTGGTTTGATTTGGTAAGTTCATCATAGGTAAGTTTGCGGGAATCAATACCTCCATTCACCCAGCCATTCATTACCAAGTTATCAATTGCCTGTGCTTGCGACTGAGCCTGAACCATTTCGTTCTTTTGGATATCATCGACCGGGTATAAGGTGCGAGACATAAAAGAGTTCTCCATGATTGTAGCTACACTCTTCATATCACGAACATTCTCGCCCTGTTGTAATTGGGACTCAATGGATGGGTCAGCCCAGCCACGTCCTAAATAAGGAACAGTTGCAAATGGGCGAGAATATAATGACAGTTTATGGTCAGAACGGGTAGTACGGTCTTTGAAAAAGAGGTCAGACTCCACTGCCACCTCCGCAGAACCAAGACCATTTCCGTGCGCAACACCGCTGAACATGACGGAAGGCTGCTCCACCGCGAAATTCACGTGCTGGGAGCGAGTATCTTGATTGGTATAGTTATATAACACGTAATTGGCATATCGTGTATTGGACAATGCGCGCTGTGTGGAGTCGGTTGAATCGGCACCAATACGTCCTAAATTATTGAAATAGTAATCGTTCATCATTTCCTTTTCCTTATATAATACTCTCTGCTAAAAAATAATCCTCCCAAATATTGTCTTATAAGGTTTTATATAAGAAAATATGCGGCAACAATCTAAAGATGAACTTATGCAAAAAGTGGTCGAGAACGACCGGGAAATACAAAAATTGTTTGCCCAAATATGGACCACCTTTATACAATTACTAAAACGCCGCTTTACCATTTCGTCTTTTTGACATGTATCGCCGGTCCCGACCTTTTCTTGGATTGATTGGGGTCGTATTCTTTCTCGCCATCATCATCTGTTAAATTATTGGACAGCTCCCAAAACTCTTTTGCCCCTAATTTATAGCCCGGACGACTCTCCGCTTTGTACCAGAAAATCATGTCCGTGAGTTTATTGGACTTTGCATTGTTGTTGATAACGAGACATTCGTAGTTTTCCGTTGTTTGGTCCATGACGGCGCAGAAAGATTCGAGTGTAGGAAACATAGATGCGTAGTTCTCCCAAATACGTTTGCGATTTGTTAGAACGGGTTCTCTCAGTATAAACACATAATCAATGTTTGTACGCAACACGGGCGGAACGCCTAAAGGGTATTGCATTGTAATAACCAACATTACTTTCCAATGTCGGCCATTCATAAAAAGAAGTCTCATCAACTTATCACGAGTCCACGACTGGTCATATAAACAATCATCGAGGATAATAAACGTGCGTGGGTCAATCCGGCTTCCGCCGTACTGTTTTATCTCGTCGTTGACCTGCTTGAGCGCCGCCTTTTGACGACGAAGCACATTTTCTATAAGGACTGAACTGTATTCATCGTGGATGAATAATTTCGGCACGTGGGCAGCGTAGAACCCGTTGCCCGCCTCTGTGCCGGATATCACAGTGCCGATGGGAATATCCTGGTGAAAATACAACATATCTTGGATTAAAAAACTTTTTCCTGTATCACGGCGTCCAATCATGACAATTACGGGGCCTTTGTTTTCGTTTGGCCTAAAGGTGATTGAACGCATATCGAATTTTTTGAGTTCAAGTGATGATGCGGCCATATATACAAGACAATATACTTGTCTCGTATATAAAAAAATTATGAGATTCAGCGTCTTTGCTAAATGACTTTGATGGAACATCTTAGACCACCATATAGATTGTTTACTTCACTGAAGTCAAGTACAGTGGTAGGGGTACCCTCCAGTGGCGCCTGTGATAGAACACCTAGATTCGGCACATTCACAAAATTGCACTTGTATTCCATCTGTTCCTTTGTGCTTACCTCCACAATAGTAAAGGAATGTTTTATAAGGTAGTCCCGGAGACTTGTATCCTCCTCTAGGATATTTCCGCGCATATCCAGCACTTTCACATATTTCTTGTGTTTCCCCTCGAGAGCACCTTTCCAAACAACCACTGTGTTTTTATCTAGAAAATTTACTATAATGTCTAAATGGATGCGGTGCATGTCTGTGTCAGGCATTTTACCATATAAGACTACAACGGTGGGTGTGCCAAACAAGTCTTTGTGGAATAGTTCGTTGATTGCCTGGTTATTGGTGCGAGGACCATCCATAATATAGGATACATTGTCGTGCAAAATGTAATCACCGCCTTCTAAGAATCCAGAGTTCACTGTATACAGTGGACCAATACCATTCTCCTTAAGTATTTTTTTGGCAATCCTAGGTTCTCCGCGACGAATTGGTTCTTTCATTCTTCCCATTATAATTCCTCGTTTTGTTTGAATGAAATGGTCCTGTGTGAAAATGAAATTCACATATTCTGGGTTATTTCGTATACTAGCACTTATGTGGTCATGAAGGTCAATCACTCTGCACCCGGATTCCATTAGTTTCGATTTCATTCCACTGTATTGTTTTTCTAGCAAAGATACATCTATTGGCCGTTTTATCAAATAATCACTTAGTTTGTTATTTGGTATACACTGTATAATATCATAAAAGGGTGTGCATATAATAATTGTACCAACGGTTTTTTTAATTATACCACCGGTTTTTTTAATTATACCACCGGTCTTGTTGATTGTACCACCGGTTTTTTTAATTGTACCCCGTTTACGTGTATAACGTCGGCGATAATACGGCAAGGACATATATTATGCCCTGTCATTAATCTTCTGCAATTTTATTTGGCTATTCACTACAATCTGTATGGCATAATCACTGTCTACAAACTTATCCACATTGATGAATTTCCCCATCTCCATATCCTTATAGTGTGTGAAAAAGTAGTGTATCTCATTCAGCGTGTGTTTACTTAAATCGGTATAATTATGTATATCCTTACTACGTGGGTCTATTTTACTATCTGGGATACACAATATCTTCTCATCACGCCCATTTTCGTCCGATGTCATTAGTGCGCCGATTACCCTACAGTTCACTGTGCATGTTGGCAATAACATACGGTCGCAAATAACCACCGCGTCGAGTGGGTCTCCATCTCCCCCCATCGTGTTTTTAATATATCCGTAATTGAATGGGTACGCAAACGGCCCGTGCAAAAAACGGTCGCATATTAATTCATTCGTGCTATGGTCAATCTCATATTTCACGTTTTGGCCCTGCGGTATCTCAATTTGAACTTTTACCAGCATTTTATTTTATATGGCTGAGGTTGAATATACTTATGGGAGGTAAATGGTGAACTATATTTCAAACGCCACTGTCTATTATTTTATATGGCATTACACCCTTATAAAATAATATATATCATTTGCATACGTGGATGACGATTACTCATGCTCTTCAAACATCTCTGCTCCTCCTAGTAGCGTTTCATTCTCCACTTCGACCTGTTCGCGTCCGTTAAGAGTATCCGCTTGCTGGGCGAGTCCCGCAACTTCTGTGCCATCCCTAAATGTTTTGGAACCGTATTTGTTAATATCGGTTACATTCCATTCTTCCAATTTATATTTCTTGAACATATTCAATACACGGCGGTCATCATTACTCATATTCTTGAATTTGTCAGTGACTGTCTTTTTCTCCGCCTGGATAATCTTCATCATTTTTCTGCGAATAGTAGAGTAGTCAACCATTACCATCGAATTCACCTGCAATAGGTGGTCAATAATCTCGTGCAACATATTGTACACTGTGGTATTCAGGTTCTTGTCTAATACATATTCATCCAGTTCATTGTACTTCTCGCCCTGTTTAAGACACCATTTGAATTTGTCGGAGTGTGAGCAGGACAATTTGATGTATAAGTCGATGACCTGGAAAAGTCCAAATTTCATGAGTTCGTGTAAGTCCACAATATCATAGTCCTGCGGCGGGGCAACGACGAACTTGTTATATACCGAATTACATTTTGCCAAAAAGTTGGTGCCGTCCTCCTCCTCTTCGCCCACTTCCGTCATGAGTTCGGCAATATCAACATCGCCTCTTGCACCACTTTCCATAGAATTCGCGTATTTACTAAACACAGTGGACCATTCCTGTAAAACGGAGTTCCAGATTTGTCGTTTATGGTAGGAGAACAAACCCCAGTGGTCGGGCATCATCTCTCCCTCGTTTTGTGCTGTAATAAGATTCCCATTTGTACCACAAACCACCGCTGGGATAAGACGGGTCATCAAATAAATACAATTCTGCAGGAATCGCACTCTTTCTGGAGTGATACCCAACGTCAACTCATCGATTTTCTCCAGGAACTTGCCACGCGCATTCGCCGCATCGTTTTGGCTGGGATGTACACTTTCAAAGAACGATTTTATGACAGTGGCATTCATATACGCAGTGTGTCTCTCGAAGAACGCGTTTCTTTCTGCGCCGGACATATTGCTCCAAATATCGACTTCCCGCTCTTCTAACGCATCCTCGGCGTGGGATGGTGCTGATACATTTATTTGGCCCCTCAATCGAATAATTTTCATTACTTCTTCAAAGATAGCATTATGATTCTTGAGTAATATTTCCGATGCACGGGAAATATTTAATTCCACTGAGTCAGTGGGCACATATCCCTCCGGTTTCTGCAATTTATCTTTGAGAGGCAACAAATAATTGGGCAGACGATTTGTATGGAATTGGGCATAGTGGAATATTGCGCTGTATTTCAATGTCATTTTTAATACAGTGGGTTCCTCAATGATGGAATGAGACCCAGTATAATAAAACATCGGTGGTTTGGACATAAACTCGTGTTTTCGCTTGAGACCGCTGATTTTCACACAGCATTTCACTGCATTATCGAACGCATTTTCCGTATTGAAATACTGTAAGGGTGTTATCATAGACGAACCGTCGTTGCAGCAGGCATTTTGCAAAAACGGGACATTGGATAAAGTGGACAACAGTGGCGTCTTTTTACGAACTATCTCCTGGATTTTCTGTATGATATAATACGTAAGCATACGTGTCGAACCGTGCACATTACATGCCGCATTTGTATCTGGGCTATCTACCATAAAAGGTATCAGGGGTGGTGCAAAATCCGGCCATCGAGTGGCGGGATGACGTAATATTCCAGATTCAATAATCGCATTTTCAGCAGACACTGCGTTCACTGAGGAAGACAGTCCCCAGGGCGCCATTACTTGGGAATATTCCCGTGAAATACGGTATCGCAGTTCCAACTCTAAGACGTTGTGTGTTTCCCTCAGTCTCATGATTTTCTTCAAATAATCCTTGAACACTGGCTCTGGAAACATTCCATTGATACGGAACGATTTCGCGACCACCTGGGACACACACAACATACATTGAATACTCGTGGTCTTTGTCTCATCGCTGACAAACGGGAAGGCGTCTAGAATTCCAATACATTTCTGTACACAGTTTTTGGCGTTTGTTTTGTCCAATTTGAAAGATACTCGTGGAATTGCTGTTTGGATACCAATTAATAACATAATCGATATCATGGTAATATGGATGAGTTTCATGAAAGTTTCAAATGACAACTGTTTACTCAAGTCCTGCTTTTTCTCAATGAAATAGGCGCGGTATTTGGCTTCCGTATTCAAATCATTATACACATTGGTATATTTCTCCACGACTTCACGGGCGAAGCGAATCACAAACTGCGTATCGACCGACGTGTCTTTATCAAACCCAAGCACTGTCTGGAATCGTTTCAGTATTTCCACATAGATTGCATCCCTCGCATCCACTTTGACCGCAGCATCATCCTCGTCCTTGTCTTCTTTTTCAAGGGGCGCAGCGGCAAATATAACACGGTCGTGGTCGTCAAATTGTACATCCTCCACATCATCAATCTTACACAAGAAAAATCCACTGTGTTTATCCACGAATGCATTTCTATCTTCATTCAAAATACCCTGGTTTCGACAAATACGGTCCATTGTTGAGCGGTAGGCAGATGTTGTATGGCTAGCTAACGCGAGTTCGTATATACATGTCGGCAACAATTTCGCGGAAGTGTCTTTGCAGTAATACCAGTATTTATCCTCGGGCGGAATTGCCTCGCGGCAAAACTTCGCCTTAAAATTACGAATACATTCACTGCGATTCTGTAAGTCCTCAATCGATTGAATAAAATAGACCAAAGGCAAATGCGGCGACTGGATGACGCGTGTTCCTTCCATTTCTTGCTGTTTGATAAGTGCACGTTCTTCTGCAGTGTATTTGGTGGCAATATTATTATACTTCAGGCGCTGTTCCATCTGAAATGCACTGCGCAACTCTTTGCGTTTCTGGTATTCCTCCGAGATTTCACGCAGGTATCTGTCAAGCGATTTATTGCGCTGTTTCAATACATTGTATCTGTCCAAAATATCCTCATACTTGATATTAGGGTTATTCTCCGCCACTTTCTTCAAGAAATTCTCCGTGCGTTTCTCGATTAATTTCTCCGTGCATTTATCCAGCCATTTATTTTCTTTCGGGTCTGGTTTGACGGGAATTCTTGGAGACATATCACTGGATTTGAAAAACTTCCATTCATGATTGGCTCCGTACTTGTAATACGCATATTTGCCACCAGCTAAGGGGATTACCGCGAGTTCATCTGTTCGAACCACTCTTTTGCCAGATACAACTGCATCAAGTAATTTGTCGGACACCATTTCGCCGCAATCATACTGGAAAGTAAGCACCTCGCGCAAATATTCTTTATATTTGGTCTCATCGGGGGTATCCTCCTCGTCTTCCAAGGGAATCATATCTTTCAGGAAATAAGGAGTGTCATCGAATTGAGCGTCACATACCAATTCCATCTTTCCATTATCCAGTTTCAGTTCCTCCTCTGACGAATATTCCTTGACGACAAATGGCATACCCCCCAATTCCTCCTTTTCCTTTTGTTTGGTCTGCATTGCTTCATCTTCCGGGTTGCGGGGACCAGCATCGTTGAATAACATAATGTTGTCATACATCATTTTGGAAAAGAGAGCACTGCCGAAATCCGACAAATAATCATTCAATAACCGGTTCTCTGCCACATAATTACTTTGACGTTGTTGTCGCTTATTATGCTCCTGGATATCGCGGCGCGTCTTGCGTATCAAATATTGTATATGGCCAATACACTTGGAGTAAATAAACTCACGCATAGAATACGTCGCATCTTTCATTGTAATTCCGTAGGGTTCCAAATACTCAATGCATTTACGCAACGTCGTTTGCACGTGGTATGGCATTGTTTCACGCACGAAGCGGATAATATCCAATGTTTTAGGAACGGATTGGGTCAAAAAGGTATCCATGTCGGGGACACTGGGGCGAATTTCAATCGAACGATATCTCGGGTGTTTGCCAGATAACATTTGCATCCACGCTTTGTCTGCGTTCAGTGAGGATACATGTTTGGGAATGACGGATGCAAATAAGAAGGGATACAATTCCATATCACTGTATAAGGCGCGCATTAGGATGTTTGTACTTGGCAGTGAACTGCGATTATATTCCTGAAATTCTCGGGGGAGAAGTAGCAGAGATGCTACGCTGAATTCTTTGCCGGGTGCAAATCTGGCACGCACCACTGTCTTATTCTGTTCAATATATTCGATTTTTTCATCCAGCCTCATGGCGGACATGCCAAACTGGGTATTGTCGTATTTGACAAATACTTCCGCACTATTTGGTTGCCGAATAGTACTATCCTTGAGGTCAGTGTTAGTGCGTGCGAAATGGATATCGTTTGTATTGGCTGACTC